ACGTCCAATTTTTTTAGACTGTCTGTATGTTCGACTTCACTTTCCGTAATTTGTTCTGTTCCTGCAAACGTCTTCATAATATTTATCCTTTCTAAAAATAAGTTGCTCTCATGATGAGAGGGTAAGTTATCTTCTTTAGGCTATCCTCACTCCTTTGGGTCGTACTTTTTTTCGCTCCTTCACAATATTACATTTATCAAGATACGCCTGATGATTCTGAAAATTATCAAACACCGGACGATTTTTGCTGTCTAACTTTATGTTCGGGAACAACTTCAAATGTTCTGCTCGCTGATCTGGACTGATGGCCAGGGAATCAGAATGAACCGCACCATGATGATAGTCACCTGACATAAACGGCGCATCAGCAACAAAATCACGATTCGTTTTAGCACCACACGATGTACACATACATTCCTTGTCGGCATTCTGCATCGCACGTACACGCTCTTCCTTATTCCCACATTCGGGGCATATGAAGCTATACAGCGGCATATTATCTACTCCTTAAATACTCTTTACCAGCAGGGCTATGGCGACTTTTCAAATGATATCTAACACGTTTTTTAAGTCGAGAAACCCAAGTACCTCTTTTCTTTTTAGCAGCATCGGCCTTACGCAATTTAGCAAGATGTGCCGCTTGCCTGTCTAATTGCTGTTCTACTGTTTCTCCTTTTGTCTTTTTAGTATATACTTTCAATGTTGCCATATCATACTCCTGGTTCACTTGTTCTGGCTGATTGACTCTCGTTTGCACCTATCTGTTCTATTTCTTTTCTTTCCTGAAACGGAGACTGTGTTTTAGTCTGTTGTGGGATACCACGCGTCCCACCCTGTTCTGACTGTGCCTTACCTGCTGGCTGTGGATTCATCGCCATCATTATTTGTATCTGTTGCTCAAACTGCGGATTAATAAACCAATCCTGAACATCTTCAAGAATACCCTGTTCTTCTGCAATATCAGTAAGGGCCTGTTCAACATTAAATTGCCGGCCCATCTGCATAGCTACCATAGCAGTATTCATAATACTTGGAACAATATTAGCAGCAAATTCAACTATACGCTTAGTCCTTACAGCCGGATCAAGGCGTGACATCGATCTTGCCTTCAGGGTAAATGTATAATCGAGAAAATCACCGTCTCTCTGCTCAGGAGTCAACTGCAACTGTTCATATTCACCACCTGGTTTCCTTCTGGCTAACATAATATCCATAAACGGATCAGTATGTATATACCAGGCTCTTTTCTCAGCAGTATCAGCGGCACAATCATAGATCATACCACGACAATCTTCAATAGTAATAGTTGCATTAGCTTGCAGAATGTTAGCCTGTGTCGCTGACTCAGCATTGGACACCAAACCAGACATTTGATCAGGATTACCTGACATATAGTTATGCCATATTTGACATTGCTGGAGCATCTGTTCACTTTTTACATTATTCCCACCATAAGTAATCACTTTAACACTATCTGGATTACCCATTATCATATCGCCGTCCTTGGCAGTTCTTATATCCTCAGCTTCATCTGCACCTGATGGATCGCACACGCCAATACTTTTTTCGCGATCAGCTTGTTCCATATTTTTGACCATCATTTTGTTGGCCATTCTATGCAAATCATAATGAACACCGATTGGAGCTACCGGAAATGGATTACCCGGCACAGGTTGTGTTAAGGCAAGTATAGTATATGGTCCTTCCTTCGGGCCGTAATAATCACGTGCAGCAAGATAATCATCAAAGATTATTTGTGACGGATCAGGAATAGTAATGAGTGCATTAGCCCCAGGCACAAATACTTCTACAACATTCACAAAATCCTGAAGTTCATACATCTCACTATCACTCATGTTTTTTCTGGTGAGCGATTCAATTTTATTTTTGGCGTTAGGGTGAGTTGATTTCGGTATTTTCAACACAAGATCGTGATCAAATTCATCATCATCCAATAAGATTTGTCGCGGTACTCGATTTCTATCACCAAGGAACGCTGCCTTACGATAGTCTTTACATGAAGGATCGGCTGTCCAATCATCGAAATCAACCAAATCTGTGTACACTTGGCCTTCATCAATAAGAATGTCACCGAAGTTAAGCATTTTGCCACCACCGGCTATGCCAGTTTTGAAAATACCCATCATAAAGAACGCATCAACAATACCAGCCCTGAGAGTGTCTTTAAGTTTGATGTTCTTATCAAGTTTATCAAGTGCGAGTCCGAGTAGATAAGCATATTGCCTATATTCAGTTATCTCTGTGGATACTTTGTTGACTCCGCTTTTCATTACGAGATTGGGCACCGTAGCTCTAATCGTATTGAATATCAGGTTAATAGGTTCATCACCGGTTAAACCAAATTCCGAGGCATAGTATTTGCCTACATATTCTTTAATGAACATTGCGCGGGCACGCCTGTGTCGTTTGTTGCGTTCAAAACCCTGCTTAACTGCAAGAGCAAATTTGGTCGGTGTGATTAACTCCATCTCTATCCTCTAAAATCAAAACCAGTTCGCCATCCACCTGATTTAGTACGTTTCTTTTTCCATGCTGCTTTCCTGCCCGCCGCCGTTCTCATGTCACCACGAGAATCTGATACTTCTGCATGAGTTCGCATCTTATAAAATTTATCTTCAATCGTAAGTGCATCCGCAATAACTCTGTCACCATGTGTCTTCTTGGCTGCACTGCTTTCCTCTACTAAGCATGCCGGTCCGATTGACCCATCGTCATTATAAATATATGTCTTCGCTTCTTCGAGCGATTTAATCGAATGATTGATATAGCCACCATGAGCAAGTGCTCGATCATAAGCATTAAGCAATATACCCTTAGAATCTTTACTAAAATGAAAACCATATCTCTTAGTTTTCTTATCCCTAATATTACCGACTTTAATATCACGGTATAGTACGGATAATGAAACTGTTTAACAACTATTTTACCAAAATCATAACCTGGATCACCATTCATATCCCATTTCAAGAACGGCAATTTCTTCCTGCCGCCGATCCACAATGCCAAGGCCATAGCAATACGAGCCATCTCGTATGGTGGTGTATTAGCATCAACCCACTCACCTACTTTCTCACCAGTCTGTCGACATTTGATAGAACCAACTGAATTAGAAGCACCCTGGCCTTTGGATAAATCGAAACCAATAACATAATCAAGATTCTGATCTAACCTACCGTTTACCAAATTAATCCAAATCTTGAGTCTGCCCTTAACCACCCTTTTGCATATTATTTTCTTCAGATCCTTTTTCTTTAGAATCATTGAGATACCATCACTCGGTACTCCCTTTATAAAATCCACATCCCATTGTGTCTTAGGTGGTTTGCCGAATATTGCTATGTGCTTATCGATATTCGTAACAGTAAAGAATGTCGAACCGGCCTCAAGGTCATCGGCATCGATTTCTCTTGCCATTTCCCGCGGTGATCTAACAAGATCTTCTGCATCATACCAGGATGATCTGATTTTCCACGCGTTTGTCACTGAGTCTTGAGTGACATATCTGCCGAGGCCTTTATCAGGATGATCCCACCACATCAATGGAAAAACGATTATTGTTCCATCATTCTTCCATTTGCTATATTCAGTTCCAGGACCAGCCACAGTCGAGTTCACTATACGCATCAGTGCGGCATCTCGTGTTGCAGAACGCATTAGTCGTCCATGTTTGACTTTGGCAAACTCATCTAACAATGCAACTAATCGTCTGTCACCTGATGCCGCGTGTTCTGTGGTAGATTCACCATCGATGCAAGCATTGTTTAGCACATTATATAAGTGCATCTTCGTACGATACTTCTGCCCGACACTGACCATCGGTGGTAACATCCATTCTGGCAACCATGTATTGATATAATCATGTTTCTGAAATAACGCCTTCATATTGCCGGCCTGATCAACATAGGGTTCAGTACGAGACAATTCGAGAAGTTGTGAATTGGGTCTGAATAACCACAACCAATGTAAAAAAATAGCACAGATCCACGATGCCCCCATTTCACGCGATTTGTTTATCAGAATATCCTTAGCATTAGCAAGATGCCATATTAATCGTTCAAACAGAATATCCTGAATCTCCCATGAGTTAAATGGGCAATGTACCTCTTCAGAAGCATACCGTTCCCCAGTACTACCTTCTACATCGAACTGATGGAATGTCCAAACAAATGTGTTTACCCAGAATAAGAGCGACTCAGCACTTGCCGCCATCAGATCATTCTGAAAACCTTTATCGTATCCAGCATCACGCAATACTTGAGATCGATAATTGATGTTCTCTATTTCTCTCTTCGGAACAATCAACCCAGTCTTATTGCATTTCCATGTCTCAGGAATATTTGGAAAAGGTGTCGCAAGTTCTGGCTTCAACTTTTCCGCTACATCAATCATACTATTTACTTTTCAAAGAACTCTTTGCTATCTGATCAAGGCGTTTCTTACCCTGGGCAGAAACTTTATCGGCCAGAGAAGCCTTATCACTGCCAGCTTTAAGATCCGCTGCACCAACGCGGCCTTCTAATCTATCCCAAATCATGTTGATTGCCCATTTATCGGGCTTATGGTGAACAGGTTTAATGCCAGTCTTTACCCCTTTTACGAACACATCTTCCTCTTCAACATAACCAAGAGCTAATTTGAATATATGCCTTGCAATAGCCTCGGCTTTAGTCAGCATTACGGCATCTTCACCCCTGGCTTTTATCACAGGATCATCATGAGTCTCATTGGCTATTTCCCGGATGAACTTCGAGAGTAATTTACCGGCTATTACTTTTTTACCATGCTCACTTTTTTCTATGCCGTTTTGTGTAGTCACTTAAATCCTCTTTGGACATTTTCAACAGTCCACGATTTCTCTTATATAATTTCTCTGGGTGATGTTTTGCAATCACGGCAGCTATTCTTTGTTTCTCGCTGACGGCGGGCATTACTCTGCCTCTCTCAATCCTATCTCAGCTAACGCCTTCTGCATTGCGAGTTCTACTAATCTGGCAGGGGTACATATACTATAACATTCATTCTCATGTGGCCCACCGACTAAAATACCGATCACTTCACCATCCATATCAAGTACAGGAGAACCACTGTTACCGGGATACGAAGCTACATCAACAAAAAGTGATAATTTCAGATAATGCCACCATTTATGTTTAGGTGCAGCTACTATTCCGGAAGTTATACTCATTGTTGTATTTGATCCGAAAGGATAGCCCAAAATAACAGCACTCTCCCCGGCTTCAACATCTGTATCCAGATTAAGATAAGGATTATCCTTACGATGTTCGCTTCGCAACTTAATAAAACCTACGTCACATCGATCCATATTCTCTACATACACAAAATCAGCCTTCGCTCGTGTACCGTCACTGAACATCACCTCGAAAGATTCAGTATTCTCACACACATGCCCAGCTGTTGCTATCAAGTTGGGTGTTACAAAGAATCCAGTTCCTTGCCATTTCACAGATGGATCTTTTACTTCCATAGTATAATATTCATCATCGCCATATTCGGCACCGATCCATACAACGGCGGGAGATACCTGTCTGTAGAGTTTTGGCAGGTCATTATACCAAGTATTACCCTTCTGTCCTTGAAGTCCTTGGAGTCCTTGAACACCAACACCGGATTCACCTTGGATACCTTGGATACCTTGGATACCTTGGATACCTACACCCGCATCACCTTTAGGAC